GGCTGGAGAGTCTTTTTTGCTTAGTGTATCAGCAGCGATTTGCTTAACTAATAGTTCAAATATGAGCCCTGTATTTCTATACTTACTGTGTTTGATGCGCATTATCTTGTAGTTTTGCAGTACTTTTGGTACCCCTTACTGTTATAAATAGTAATTAATTATCTAAATCTTGGATTTGTGATTCATCCAGTAACTTATCCTCTTCTTCTTCTTTATTCTCAAAAATTATTTGCTTCTTATCTGTAAACATGCTTTTATTTTTATAAAAAAGAGACTTTGCAAGGGTATTATCTACTTTCTCTTTATTTTCATTCTCATTTACGTTTTCATTGTCTGAATCGTAGCCTCCTTTCATTCCTTGTTTTCCAAGTGGATCCCTACCTCCTAGTCCTGAGTTTGTTCCGTAGTGTGAGGCATGTGTTCTAGGACGACCTCCTTCAGGACCTATCTCTCCTATACCTCCTACTTCATCTTCATATCCTGCAGGTACTTCTCCAAAGGATGTACCTTTATCTTCTCCTTTTCTTCTACCGTAGAGAGATGCTAAATCATGAGGTGTACCGTAAGATTTACCTGATTTTGCAGGATCATTCCCTTCATTTTCTATTTGAGTAATTCTAAATAATCGTTTATAATCCTCCGTAACTAGGTCTCTCATCTCCATATACTTATCTTCTGATATATTGAAGATATGGTCGTAAACGTAGTCTGTTGGGAATAATTTAGTATCTAACATCTGTGATGCTAAATCTACTTTTTCTTTTAATAGAGCTATTTTTTCTTGTTCAAAAATGATAGAAGGATTAGTTAACTTAATTTCAAAATTAGTTAATGACTCTCCTTTAAACCCTTGAACGTATAAATGTACTAGTGCAATTTTAGTAAGTTCAGATTCTAATATTCTTTGTATTCTTTCTACTGTTCTAGCAAATCTTATATCCTCTGCTGCTAAAGTTGCTTTACCTGAAAGATCTTTTTCATATCCAAAATACGCTTTAGGTACCTTTAATGCAGCAAACATCTTATCTCTAAGGTATTCAATGTCATTTGTTCCGTCGTACTCTAATCCCTTAGTAGTCTCAATCTTAGTTGATGTATCTCCTCCTCTTACCGGTAGGTAGAAGTCTTCCATCATATTCATCATATTGAATCTAAGGTTGTAATCTCCAGTATTAGGATCAACGTATGGAGTTTTTTTCATACCGTTAATAGTTTTTTGCATAAACTGCTCAACTTCATTCGGCGGTATTTGTCCTACATTAACGTAAAATGTTCTCTTTTCTGGTGCTCTCATGATACGGTGAATTAACATCGCATCTTCCATTAAAGTTAACTGTTTAAATATTTTTCTTGCTGGTTCTATAAAAGAACGGCCATAAGGTAGGTAGTTAGTGTCTGATATTAATCTAAAGTGAGCAACTTCGTAGTTATCAAATTCGACCACCTTGTCGTTACTCTTAGGTCTGTAGTTAGGATCTTGTGATGATGCTAAACCATCAGGATCTAATTGAAAAGTAACTTTAGCAGGATTTTCCGGGTCTTGCCCTTCTTGTCTTGTCATATGGTAGACAGTATACGGTAGTACGTTATATACTCCAAACTCCTCTGCTATCTCTAATTTAAGGAAAAAATCACCGTATTTACACATATTACGTGTCCAAGACCATAAGTTGAATTCTATGTTTAAAACATCGTAAAATAAGTTATAAAGTACTTTTTGTATATTTTCGTCAGAGGATTTGATTGAAAGTACTTCTCCCATATCACTCTTTAGTGTAGCTTCATCTGCTAATATATCCAGTGTTGATGCTATTAATGGATCTGTATCCATTGCTTCGTAGTCAGAATATAACTGTATACGGAGTGTTTGGTAATTTAAATTTGGGTTAAATATATTCTTGTTGTTGTAAATATATAATCTTGAAAACCTGTCTACTAGAGAATTAGTTTCATACCTACCGGTAGTTTGTATTTGATTTACATCTGCGACTTTTAGTTGATCACCACCTACGTTTCTAATCACTACGTCAGAAGAAAATAATCTACCTAATCGTTTAAAGAGTGAAGTATCTGCCATTTATCTAGTTTATTTATAAATATCGTTTATCCTATTATCCAAGAAATATCCTCATTTCCATGATCCGTCTTAACAATATACGGATTATTTGCTTGGGAACCTACTGAAGATATGATGGATTGGTTTCTAGCATTTAGGTTTGTGAAAGAGGAAAGTTGTGCTCTAGCTAAGTCCATACCCTGCTGTCTTAATCTTAAAGCTGTATCTCGAACATATAGTGCTGTTGCGAAAGACATTATTAAATCATCGTTATAATTTGTCTGTGCTTGTGCTTTACCGTTCTTCCATACAAATACTCTCATCTCAGCCATCAATCGCTTAGACTGTATTGTAACAGATTTCTCACGTATATACTCCATCATCTTTGCTAATACAAGAGGACGAGTTTTCATAGACATTGTAAATCCTGGTACTAGTTGATCTCTTTCGTATTTACCCATATAGGATTCTACAGTGTCCATTTGACTTTTAGGACTATAATATAAATTACGGTATTCCCTTTCCATCACCTGTTCAATAGTAGCCCATCCTATGTTTGCATTTTCTACAACAAGTAATGCATCATTGTATTCTGATGCTATTGCAACTAGTATATTACCTAGATCCTTAGGAGATACCTTACCTTTATATTCAGCTACTTGAGTTGCTGATTCTATATCGAATACATGAAATGCAGAGTAATCCTTAGAATCTCCTCGAGCTACATCGGATACAACCATATATGATTTAGTATAGTCAGGTTGTTCCCATATCCATAAATTACCGTCTACTCCTCTTTTTTCCATAGGATCTTTCTGGTAGGTTTGTTCATAGAATGTTAGATCGTCTGGTTCAAATACTGTATCACCTGATGCTAAGAAGTCACAGTCACATTCCTGACCTGCCATCCTTGGTCCTAGGTCTTTATCCTGTTGATCTCTCCAATCTTGTTTTCTCTCCGGATGTACTGTCCAAGGTAATTTTACCGGTAGAAAAGAATTTTCTCCTGTTTCTGCTTTATCCCATGTCTGATGAAACCAGTTACCAATTCCGTTAGGAGTTGATAAAGCCATACACTGACCACCTGTTGCTAGTGTTTGTTGTGCTGCTGCAAAGGTCTCTTCAATATTATCAATAAACGCTGCCTCATCAATCAATAATAACGATACCGCTTCCGAACGAGCAGCATCTGCATTAGATGATTTTGCTGTTATCTTTGATCCGTTTTTAAGTCTTAAAGATAGTTTATTTTTCTCTACTGCAGGTAATTTCAACCACTTAGGTAGTTGGTCATACATAAACATAGTTTTAGAAACTAAGTTACGTGCTGTAGCTTGTGTTGTCGCTAAAGCAAGTACGTTCTTATCTTTATGAAATAACATCAACCATAAACTATAAGCAGCAGCTAAGGTAGAAATACCTAACTGTCTTGACTTTAATGTTATGATATATTGATTGTCTTTAAATAAATGTAGTACTTCTGATTGGAAAGGGTATAGGTTAAATAGTATCCTACCTCGGGTAGGGTGTTGAATATAACAATACTTCTTCATGAAGTAAGCTGGATCTTTAGCACATCTTAGATATTCCTGTGCTATAATCTTTTTTATGTCTTGTGCCATTTATGACTCTTTTGTATAAATAGCTTGTGTAAAATAAAAGAAGTGGGTGTTAGTTTACTTTATCTTTACCTAGACCTAAACTTGTATATAAATCATCTAATTTATTAAATAAAGCATCTGTAATGTTTTGACTTATAACGTTTTTATCTAACCCTTCTATATCTTCTGGTTGTATTAGTTTTATAGTTCGTGCTGTTTTCGCAGTGGTTTTCCTAACAAAGTTAGGTTCTACGTTTAAATACTTACTACCTGCATCAGCTGTAACAGCATTTTTACCGCCTAATCCAGGATCTTTCAAACCCCATGAATTACTTGATGCATATGGTTTCATATTCATCATTTCTTTTTTAACCTTATTGAGATCGTATTTAGCTACGTGTATTTTAAAATCTGTTAATACCTTAGTTTTATTATCGAATATTTTTTCAACCCATACAAAGTACTCTTTGTTTTTTGGTCCTGCTAATTTTTCAGCAATTGAATCCACCCTATTAACTAAAACTTGGTAAAGATTAGGTTCAATTTTATCTTTCAGATCTAAAATAGATGAATAAGAGTTAGGATCTAGTGTTTTAAGTATTTTTACTACACTGTCAATATCAGTAGCATTAAGTCTAGCTTGATCGTTTCCTAATCCTATTTTGGTTACACCTACAGTAGTTTTTAAACTTACTGGTTTACCGTTAATATATAAATCGGCTAATCCTCCAGAGGCTCCGGTATGCGAAGCTTGAACTCCTGTCTTTTGTAAAAGCTTTGTAAGTAAAACTTCAGAAATAGTTCCAAGTGAATTATTATCAAAGTATGCAAATACACTTAAATACCTAACATACTTTTCTTTTACCTTATCTATAGCCTTTAACATCTCATCGATTTCAGATTTAGTAAGTTCAGCAACATCGTCTTGTACGCTGTCTTCCTCTTCATTCAACCTAAACCCAAACATAGATTCAAATAAATCCATATCCTCCTTCGAATTTATATCTGGGTATCCTTTGTCAGTCTTGTGAGACCATTCTAATAAAACTTTATCTATTGTATTCATTTACTATAGTCCTTTTAGGTCTACTTCGTTATTGGTAAATTTTTTATTAATTCTCTCTACCTCTTTCTCGTACCTCTCTATCTCTTTATCTTCTCGAGCACGAGTAACTCCACCAGAAGCACCTTGAGATTGACCCTTTAGTTTATTCATTTTTGCGTTATGAGATGCTTTCGCTTTTGCTAAAGCTTCCGATTTTCCGGATGCTTCACTACTACCGTTAGCTACTTCGTTATTAGTAAATTTTTTATTAATTCTCTCTACCTCTTTCTCGTACCTCTCTATCTCTTTATCTTCTCGAGCACGAGTAACTCCACCAGAAGCACCTTGAGATTGACCCTTTAGTTTACTCATTTTTGCGTCATGAGATGCTTTCGCTTTTGCTAAAGCTTCCGATTTTCCGGATGCTTCACTTAGTATCCTACTATTAACAGTAAGTTTATTCTCTACTAAAAACTTTTTTAAATTAAAATTATTTTCCATGATTATTATTATTATGCTTCAGGTTCTTCTCCTGCTTCGAAATCTATATCTCCTGATGTATCGGTTGGTTCTTCTGCTCCTCCTGCATCATCGAAACCAGCTTCACCGCCTGCTTCTCCTCCACTTTCTTCTCCAGGGAAATCTCCTCCACCGCCTCCGGAACCGAAATCTGCTTCCCCACCTTCAGCACCTGGTTCTCCTTCTTCTCCTGCTCCTTTAAGTGGTGCTTCTTGATAAAGTAATGCTAATTTATCTAATGCTTGTTGGAACTCATCTAACTGTCCTAAGAAGTATTTCTTACCTTGTATCTTAGCTTGGAAATTTTTGCCAGACCATTTCATAGTAAAGTCCTGTCCATTAACTAAGTTAATTCTGAATGTAGTTGGTTTAGGTGATACCCAATCAATTGTATCTACAAATTCATTGAAGTCTCTAGTCATTAATTTAATGAGAGTAGCTTTTAGTGTTGGGAATTTCTGAAGCATAGTCTCTGTAGCATCTTCTAATACTGTCTCCGGTCCTGCTTCTTCATCACCTATTGGATCTTCAGGTTTAGGTTCTTCAGATTCTCTTAATACTTGTATATATGCTTCCTCTATGAGTAACTTTAATTCTCCTACTTTCATAATGTATTATTTATTTCTACAGTGATCAGCTCCTTTTAAATAAGGTGTTTTACATTTTGTTCCTTTAATGTGTTTTCTACCACATTTACCGCAACAAGTTGACTTCTGCTCGTTTAGTCCCTGTTCTTTATTTTTTTTATCTGCAAATGCTTTAGCATCTTTCTTTTCTGCAAATCCTTTAACTCTCTTTTCTCCTTCCCATACAGCCCAAGGTTCTTTTTTATTCTTACACGGTCGTACTACATATTTATCGTTAGGGTCTTTAGAATGGTCTTCATCTAAATCCTCAGACATATTGTTATTTAATTCTTTACGAATATATTCATCATATATTGTTGGGAAATCCTTATTAATAAACAACAAATCATTACTTTTATTATCATAATGCCAAACTGCTTGGTTATCTTCCCCACTTTCTTTTGTGTATCCCCATATGCTTTGGTGGATGTTTTCAATAAAATCACCATTAGATTTAGTAAATTTAATCAATTTTTCTAATGAGGGTTTATCAATATTTTTTATAACTCGTTGAAAAGAAGTTTTTGATGTTGGGAATATACCCATAAATTTTCTTCTTTTACTTCTATCTTCTCCTACTTGAGATTTATCTACTCTTCTAGCATCTTCTAAGTCATTTAGTCTTTTCGCTTCGGCTTTTGCTCTTTCTTCAGTTGCAAAGTCGGTTACTAAAACATCACCTTCCCATACTTGATAAGTATCATTAGATTTTGAATATTTTACTTCGTACCTATCGTTTGGGATGTCTGAGTGGTCTTCATTAACTCCTTCCCAACTTTGATTTCTTAGTACTGTCATTATTGCATTAACAGCTGACTGTGTATCGTAGTCGTACCTTTTTGCTAATCCTCCTATAAATCTATTAACTAATTTTGTTACTTCTGGGTTTATGTTAGCTTCTTTTATAAGTTCATCTTCATGTTCTTCTCTATATTCATTCCAGTCAATTTGATCTTTAGGGTGCTTCTTATTCCACTCTCTCCATTTATCTTTTAGTTCTGCTTCTGTCTGCTTCCCTTCTTGAAGAGCTAAAGCATCTATCATAGGTTGTTTTTCTTCTGCTTCTAAATAATGCTGTGCTGATGATATATACTGTCTAGCTAGAGTTACTTTCTTTTGCCACCAATGAGGAAAATCTACTTCTCCATCCATTTTGTCGTATTTATCTAATTGCTTATATAGTTTAGAAGCATAAACAGCTATATCGTATAAATCTTTTTTAAGCATACTCGGCTCATCATCTTGATGCCCTACATCTAAGTCTCCACCTTGATCAATACCTCCTTCTGGAGTTTCTGTTTCATCTACTGCTTGTCTATTTCCGAGTTTGTCAGCAAGGAATTTTAGTGTCTTTTCTTCTGACCAATCCCAATTCTTCATTATATAGTCAACTAGTTCCTGTCCAACGATTTCTTTTTCGTTATTTACTCCTTCATTATTTTCTGCAAATAAGTCTAAATTAGTATCTTCTACTTCTACATCGTTAGCACCAAAATCCTCTAATGCATCGTATGCAGTTTGTTCTGAGTTAAAGTAGTATGAGTTTGAACCATTAAAGGTTACTTCTTTTCTGTACCTGTCGTCTAATATACTTATTGCTTTCCTAGCATCTCTAATTGATACTGTAATATAGAACATTCCTTCCGGTGCTTCGGAGATACCGCCTAAATCTAATTTTATGCCTATTTTTTTTGCAGCTTTAAGTAGCTGTGGTCTTATTCTATCTTGATCATGACTAGGAGCTTTTTTGTACATATCAAATATCCTAAGGTACTTCTGGATAGGTGTATCTTCTTCGTTAACCTGTTTTTTTGCTTCTTTAGGTTTGTTTAGATCTTGTTTCAGTTTTTCGTACTCTTCATACTCGTCAGCTCCTACCTCTATATCTTTTGAATATTCCTGTTCATTCAGTGCTTTAAAATGCTTTGTTAACTCATTAGCTAAGACATCTACATTTAGTATAGCTTCACCTGAGGGTTTAATTCCTACATCAACTAACTCTTTATCAAAAGAAAAATCGACTAGATGTAATTTATCATCCCTTACATCGAATACAAACTCATCTTCGAAATCATTCTTATATCTAACATATACTTCAAAAGTATTTATATCGAAATCATGAGCTTTTATAGTGTCTATCTCATCACCAACTGCTCTTAATGCTTTGATTAAGCTTTCTCCTACTTTTTTAGCAATTACTTTCATCTCTTGAGCTGAAAATTCTATGCCTTCTTGTTCATTAGTTAATTTTACTTTAACTCCTTTTTTAGCTAAATCTTCTGCTTTACCTTCATCATCTGTTGCAACATACCCGTCATCGCCCATATCTTCTTCTTTTAATAATCTTAATTTTTTAGTTAGAGATTCTCTTATTAACTCTAGTTTTTCTTTAGCTTTTTCTAAATCCGGTGTTGATAAAGAATTGTAATTACCGTCTTTAATCTGAGTTAGTGCTACTTCGCATTTTGTTAAACGGTCTTTGATTTCTTGATATGTCATTATGGAATAAGTTTTTCTTCTTGATTATAAATAGATTGTAAAGATGTGTATTTATTGACAGTGGTAATTTAAGTATCTTTGAAGAGCTTTAGCGTAGTGTGTACCCTTGTCTTTTAACTTAGATTTCTCTTTTCTTACTTTACTGCAGGAAAGAGAACCTAACCTATCTTTTAATATACCTGGTTTAACTGGTTCGTCTATATCTTCTTTTTTAATCTTCTTCCCTGCTGCTACTGCTGCTTTATGGGCATTAGAGTTCCCATGTGAAGGTTTTTCACCTCTTTTTCTCTTAGCGTTAATATTCGCCCAAAGACCCGGTCTTTTCTTTTTCTCGTCAATAACCTCTCTTACTATATTTATTAGTTCACTTTTTTTCATACTATGATCCTGTAATTTGCGATAAAGCTCTAATTATTAATCCTGCTAAAGTTGCAAAGATAATCCATAGTGCTTTTGCTACACCATTCTTCCATGACTTCAAAGATTCTAATTCCATTAATTTAGATTGAAATTCTTTTTCTTCTGCCTGAAGATTCTTTCTAAATTCTGTATTCTTATTTGTATTTACTATAACTCCATTATCTGGGTTTAGTAGAGTAAATTTTAAATCAGATAGATCTTGTGTAGCTTTCTCCATATCCTTCTGCATTTGCTTAAGCTCACCATTAGGCATCTGTTTTTTAATAGAAGATAATTCCGTTAATACAGTCTCTAAAATCTGCTTTTGAGTCATTCTAAAATAGTTTTACTAATAAATAGTTCTATTTTACGTGTTCTGATAAATGTGTAAGGTATTGTTTGATATTAGCAGCAAGTTTCTTTTTCTCTGATGAGTTAGATTTCCAATCTTCTATATCTCCTTGTTCCGTTACAAAGGTATTTTGTGAATTTACAGCATCTAAAACCCATTGTTCTATATCTGTAGCAAAAGCTGTCATGCTACCTTGCATCATTCGTTTTTCATACTTTTCGTATAAACCAGCTTTTCTTAAATCTGCTTCCATCTCTACAGTACACGGGTCGAAACAAAAACCGTGTATTTTATACATCTTCTGAGCTAGATGGTGTTTCATAGGTCCTCCGCAGTTTGGACATCTTAAAGGTATCCTTACTGCTTTTTTAGCGGCATCTAATTTAGTGACATTTTGTTTAATACCGTCTTTTATCGTCCACTGCTTTCCATTTTCCTCCCAGACATCTCCTTCTTTATATCTTCCAGTTACCTTCCTATATCCTGTTTGAGCTTTTGTTTTAGAGGTGAAATCCTTATTTACTAAGTTCCTAACTCTCTGTACATCTGCATGTTTGAATTCCTTCTTTAATAGTGATTCATTACTCATAACCTAACTTTTTTAATTCCTCTATTACGTAATCTACATTACCATCTTTACATCTAATTGCTATTCCTCCTTTTGCTGCCCATTCCTGTATGTTAGACTTCTTATCATCAATAAGGATTGCATTAGGATTAGCGTACCTCTGCTTATCTTTAGAGTAAGCAAATATAGTTTTAGGTGGAGGATTTAAATGATCTTTAACCCATGTATTCTTACCTAATCTAGAGTTATTATCTTTAGAAGGTGATGTTAATAAATCTGGATTATATGGAGATATAAAATTCCATAATTTTTCTCCNTNTGGCATCCATGGCATTTTAGCCCAAAATTCAATACCTACTTCAACATCTATTAAATTCCAAAAACCTGCTATTCCGTACTTATCCTCATACTCTTTAGGTTGCATTCCTGAGTAGTGTTCAAATCTTCTTTGAAAATCTGTCAATACTCCATCCATATCACAGTATAACTTATATGGCGGTTTCTCTTTTTGTTCCGGTATCGGATAGGCTTCTAATAAATCTACTATACTCTTATTCATATCTTATTCCAGTTTACTTCTTCGTTGTATGCCGCTATCTCGTAAGGGTGGTTATCATACCTATAACCCATTCTATAATACCTAGTCATCCATGATGGTGACTGGAGGTAGTGTTGATACTCATGGATTAAAGTCTGTATTATTTGCTTCTTACTTCTCATTTTAGGGTAGTAGATAATTATACTATTAGTTATATTATCATACTCTGCATGAGGTGTATCTCCGTGTGTCATTCTTTCGTATTCCACATANGGTGTACATTCCGCAAATTTACTAAAACCGTACTTNTCNANTACTTTAGGTAGTATTTCTTCTACTATTTTCTTTACCTTACTTAAGTCCATAACCTTTTTATTTATACCTAAATATAAGAAAATTTACCCTAACTACCAACATTTTTTTGTGAATCTTCCCAATTACGGAAAGTCATATTACCTTCTAAATAAGCTTCTTTTTCTATCTCCATTAAATTGTTATCCTCATTGGTATTTGTAGTAGTTATATTCCCTAATCTACCTTCTAGGTTTTGTCTATGGTGAATCATTTCATGTGTGAATGACCTCATTACGTCTTTAGGATGTCTACCTTCAACATATAATACGACTTCTTTATTGTTTGGATCATAGTACGCTGTTTTACCAAAGAAGTTACTAGACTCTACTAAATCTCGTTTAATTTTTACTTCAGGTAACGGCAGTATTTTCATACCCTCATCAATCATATACTCTAATATAGATGCCATATAAGGTGTGTAGTCAAAAGAATTCTGTTTTCCTTCTTCTTTATTTTTAACAATTATATGATCTCCATTAAACTGGATATCGTAGTAGTTATCTCCTATTACATTTTTTATCCTTCCGTATACTCCAACTAATTTTGCTCTATCATCAGATCTTATCGCTCCTTGAGGTACTATTGCAGTACCAGAAGATCCTTCGTTTTTATTTTGTTCTTCGGATTTATTTTCTGAAGTGAATAATTCATCTAATGTCTGTTCTAAGGCTTCTTGCATTTGTATTTCCTTTTCACTAGGGCTATTCTGCATAGCTAATCCTACTATTGTCTTCCTATCTTCATTAGAAATTTCTTTAGGAATCCACTCTCCTTTTCTAAGATAGTTCATAGAATTCCTTATCGAAGTAGCAGAAAATTTGTTATCCTCATCTCCTATTCTAGGTAATTCTTGTATTTCTAAATTAGGGTAGTTATCTTTATTTTTTACAAAATAAGCAAATCTTTTCATTTCTTCAGGAAGAGCACCTGTAATAATCTTGCTGTATAATTCAGCATTGTTGTCAGCAAATTCGTAAATATCTCTGATAGGAGTCACTTTTGAAATTACTAATTCTACAGGAATATTTATATACTTTCTGTATATTTCCCAAATTGCTTTAGATTGATCAGCTGATATTCTAATTCCTTCTCTTATTTTTGGACCTATAAAAATAACTAATTTATCTGATTTATCAGCTAAGAATTTTGCGTTATTAAAATGTGCTTTATGAGGGGGTTTAAATCCTCCTCCATATAGAGAAACTACTTCTCCTTGTTCTTGTTCTAGTAGTGAATTGACAGCATTTAACGCTTTCTCTTTTCCTGCTCCTTTAGCAGTACCTACTTCTCCTGATTTAACAGATACCATGCTATTAAATATTCCTTTGATTCTATTTCTTGATCTCTGGTTTTTTAATTTAGATTTGATATCTTTTAACAGATCCTCAAAAGAACCGTCTATATTATAATTTACAAATAATTGTTTAATCAATCCCCAATTAGTCGTACTCCATAATTCTTGACGAGCTACCTCTCTAAAGTTGTCTAATTTAACTTTTCTAAGGGTTAATTTAGCAGAACTTAAATTAAATTCATATTCCTCATTCTCACCTAAAGGTGTTACGTCTGAGATATTTAATCTTTTAAATATGTTTTGTGGGTTTTCCTCTAGAGTTATTACTTTAGCTAATCCTAATATTAATCCTTGCTTTTCTGCTGGTAGATCTAAGAAATTGTTTTTAAATCCATGTTCTTCTTCTGTTAACGATATTATATTATCTACCTGTATATACTCATCTTGCTTCCCTACTATTGGAAATAACACAGTAATTATCTCTCCAGAATTATAATATTTCCTACCTGCATATTTTTCACTTTTAAAAGGAACTATTACACTATCAGGTTGTGATTTTGCTAGTTTAATTATTCTCTGTTTGACTTCTCTCTTATCATCACCTTCAAACCAAGTAACTAAATCTAAATCTCCATAATCAGCTTTCGCTCCTACTTTAACAGATCCTGAGAGAGATGCTTTTTTAAATCCAGGGATTTTTTCTAATATATCTTTTACGTATTTATCAAATGTCTTTTGAACATCTGCTTTTTGTATTCTATTACCTCCTGCTACTCCTGACATATTAGGTTGTTTTGTATTTAGTTAAATTTGAATTATCTGGAAGGAATTTACCTTTAAGCTGTAATCTACTCTGATTATTAATCCAATAACTCTGTAAATCTTCAGGTATATCAGCTCTGGTCCTATCTAATATCTTTATGTAGATATCAAGTATTTCACTTAAATCGTCTGGTGAAAGTCCTTTTTCTAATGCTTCTATAAGTTGGAAGTAATCAGATATTGATGCCCTGTCTAAATTTATACCGTATTCCTTATTTAAAAGGTCTATTGCTTGTTGTGGGTTTTTAGCAACTATTTCTTGAGTAGCTTTATCTTTTACACCGTAGTTATGAGAAAAAGTATACCCTTTATTGGAGAACATAGCAAGCATTAATTGTGTTCTATGTAATCCTTTCACATTACCGGAATATGAAGAAGAGTAGTAAGCAAATTCTAACCAATCTACATCACCAACGTTAATATCTATTTGTACATTATCTCCTAATGTTTCGTTGTTTTCGTCATACTGTGGAAAAGCTAAAAATAAAGCTCCGGATCCTGATCCTTTAATATCTACTAGTATCTCTGAATTTGATGATTCTATTTTTTGAGCTATAGCTACTATTACAGCTCTTTTCATTAATTGATCATCTGTAGATGTTCTAGCTCTTTTTTTGAATCCATCAAATAATTTAGTGACATATTCTTTATCTAATCCCCAATCCTCTATGTTATCAAACGATTTTCCTGATAAGGCTAAGTCAATATCTCCTGAATAGTCTTTTTTTCCTACCGAGCCTAGTGTCTTCATCTCTCTAAAGAATGGTTCTGCTTTAGGAAATATTTGTTTGAATTGTTTTAAGAACTCCAACATAGTTGGTTTTATATGTTCTCTTTTAATTGAATTAGTTGAATTGAAGATGTTTCCTCCCATGATTTATTTATTTTGTACCTAAATATACGAATACTTACTTAAATAAGCAACTTATATATAAAATAAATAGGTATGTATTTTCACCTACTCAATCTTTAGGGTTGTAGGGTATTCTTTATAGATAGGTTTTACGGTCGGGTTATCTAATTTATACAACTTATAAACTGTCATAAATAAATCAAAGTTCTTTTCAATTTCATCTATAACTTTAATCTGCCATCCTTTTCCTTGGTATACTCCTTTTTTAGTTGAATTTGTTCTTGTCGATGCTTTTAACCAAATTATCCCTGTTCTATCAATTTTGATTCCTTTAGCTTCTTCTATTGATTTTGCATACGCTGCTAATTGCATATCATAAGCTCTGTGTAGGGAGTTAGAAGTCTTTAAATCTAAAAGCCATATCTCACCATCCATTCTTACAACTAAATCTGCTGTACCTGCATACTTATGTTTATCTGAGTATGTAAATTCTTCAGCTGTAATTAATTCAGGTTTATGTGTTGTCCAGAAGTCNTGGAATTTTAANATCATCTCCCATACAAATTGAGAGTACTTAGCTTTACCGTAATCATCTATCCAACTTACTTCTTCTCCTTTAACTAATGCTTCTGCTGCTTCATGTACTTGAGTACCTTCTTTACCTGCTTTNGCTAATATTAAATCAGCATTATGTCCTACATCTTTAAGCCAGTTATCAAAAAATTTATTTTTAGGCATATANTGTAGTATAGATGTTACGGATGGGTAGTATACATCTTCATCTCTTTTATATACTCTACGGTCTAAGAAATTTACTTGTTTCAATTCAGGTTTAAATTCTAATCTTTTATTAGAGTGTTCTTTTAATAAATTTGTACCTTGTCTAATCATAGGTTAATTCAATTTGTGCATCATTAGTCCTGTTAAGTCTAACTGTTTTGCTGTTTGTATAAGTTGAGTAAAGGCTTTAAATCCCATCTCACTAGGGTCTTTTTTCTTTAAATCTACTAGGAAGACTCTTTTACCTAGGTTTAATAAATTTTCTGCTATCTGTAATGCATCTTTTAATGCATCTTCATCTAAAGCTACATAAATATCTTCTGATTGTGCTGTAAGTATTCTTTTCATAAGTGCAGGAGATAAGCTTTTTCCTAATATAGGAACAGCATTTCTTTTGATTGCCATTGCATCGAAAGCTCCTTCACAAAGTATAATTGGTTTATCCCAGTTTATTAAGTTCTCAAAGAAAACTATGTCTTTAGAAGATTCCGGGTTTTTATATTTAAAGTAAGCTCCCTCGTAAGTTCTTCCAACAAAATAGTTGAGCCTATTGGATCCAGAATAACTAGGAATAATGATTCGTCCACCGTAGTTTCCATTTGTGGTGTATCCAATATTGTATTTAATAAAATCATTGTCGCTAAGTCCTCTGTCATATAAATATTTTCTAACTTTATTAGCTATAATAGATGTAGTTGATGCAGAATATAAGGGTTGAAATTCTTTAGGTAATTCTACTATATCCTCTTTTGAGTATTCGAATTTCTTACCTTTTTTAATATACTTAAGTACTTCTTGAGCCTCTCCTTTAGGTATATTAAGTTGTTTAAGTAATGAATATATAGACTGTCCTCGGGTTTTACAAACCCAACATTCCCAGAAATTCTTACCCTCATCGTTAGTAGCCATATTAATTTCTAATTTCGGCTTTCGATGATTACAAAAAGGGCAGGTAAAAGCATAGTTATCTCTAGCTCTTTTTCCACTCTTACCTAATATGTTTTCTAGTGAACCTAGTAAGAAATTATATTCCATTATTAGTCTTTAAAAAACTAATATATGAACTATTCTTAATAAAAACAACTATACATCAGTCATTTTTATATTTCCTGATTTTGGATGTACCATGAAGTTGTCCGGTCTGATATCTAATTCTTCTGGGTCTATTCCTAATGATTTAGCTTCTTTTTCTAGGTTGTATATAAATTCTTCCGGTACTTCTCCTTTAAATTTTCCCATCACGTCCATAGTAATTATTCCTAATTTTGGATTAATAACTTGTACGTCGTAGATGTAAACAAAGTTGTTTGTCTTCTTACCTTCTAATGCCTGTGCATGTTCTAATTCAACCTCGTCTGTTGTTACTTTAACTGCTTTTCCGTTAAGTAAGTAAACTGATCCGTAGTCTCCTGAATCTATGTAAGTTGCTCCCTTGTCTTTTAGTTTATCTATTTCTTTTTCAAAACCTGGGTTAGATTCTAGTATCTCTCCTATAAGGATTCTAGTTAGTTTCATATTACATTAAATCAAATTCGAACTTGATAGTTGGGTAGATATCCCTTTCTCCTGGTTCGCTTTCGTAGTAATTAGCTTCTTCTACTACTTCGTAGTTGTTTTGCTGTAGAATATTCTTAGCTTTACTGAAATCCTGTTCTGGTAATCCGTCGTATTCTCTATACATGAATGTGATTTTACCAAATCCTCTATTTCTATTTTTATCCCCTTCCGGTCGTGGTTGTGAGTAAGCTCCTAATCTTATTGATGGGTTATATTTTGCTAATTCCCTATTGACAGCATTTTCTAATTCAGCTGTTTTTTGACCGATATTAAATTCATCCTGTTGTTCTAATA